GTGGTAAAGAATAAACTCTTGTTATGTAGTCTTCTTTTGTTACCGCACGATTTTGTGCATTGAAGTAAGCACTGGCATTTAGTTTTATATCTTCTAATGATTCTTGACTTGAACCACCAGTTGCTCTTTCTAAGTTAGTAACTTGAATACTATCTTCTACGGTTTGTTGTGTTGCTGCAACTAAACCTGATGTTGAATTACTAAAAGTTAAATTCTTAAATGCATTTATAGAATCCACTGGAACATTATGTTCTACTCTTCCACCATAATTATATTCTACCGTAAGTGTTGTATTAGCAGGTGCTAATCCAAATGTTTGTGTCTTCATAAAATTACTTGGGTCAAATGATTCATCTAATCTTGTTATACCCATACCTAATGATGAACCAACATTATCTGGATTTGGAATTATTTCCTCATCTGCATTTTCACTAACACCACTACCAAATTTCAATTCCATTTTATTATCTTCATCAACTCTTGTTGTAAATCTTCTTGCTGTCTTAATAAGTTTTAGTAAGTAAGGTGAATCGTTTTTGTGTTGTGAAAGACTTGGGTCATTAGTGCTTGTGTTCTCTTCTGTTTCATACACAGTATCTTGTGCTAAGAAAGGAACTTCATAAAATTTATTTCCTGCTGAATCTGTTACTGAAATAATTTCTGTAACTTTTTCATTTGATAATTTTACTGCGTCAAACTTTTTAGCAGTTCCAAATGTAAATGTTTCTGTTTCTCTTGTTCCTGATTTTGCTAATGCTTTCTTAGTCAATCTAAAATTTGTAGGAATATTGCCTGTTGTAGGTATAAGTGGTGCTATATCCATTGTATCTAATGAACTTGATACTTTAAAGTTTACATCATCTAATATTGTAAATTGTGTTCCGTTACTTGCGACTACTTGTGAGTTTGCTTCTACCTTTCCTGCATAATCTAAGTCTGCTTGATAATTGTTAGCGTCTATTGTTTTAGCAGGAACATCAATACTAATAGTTAATTCTACTGTAGCAGGTGTTGCTAACTTTGGTTTATATCCAAATGATTGTGCAATCTCATAAATACTTTTTCTTTCTTCTGCGTGTTGTAGTAAAGTTTCTCTAAATTGATTATCAACATAGTAATTTAATACATCACCGACATAAGATGCCATCTCAACAAACATCATACCTGGTGATGCTTCATTGAAATCATTATATGATTTAGGGAAGTAAGTTTTTGCAAACTCAATAAGGTTTTGTCTTATATCACGAAAATCTCTACCGAGATAATCTACCTCTTTTTTAATTATTTTTTTTCCTACTCCGTAGTCTACTTCTTTTGGATTTGCTATCGGCATTAATTGTCTCCAATGTTAAAATTAAATGTTATGGTATCAAATGTATCTGGTTCTATTGATACTGAAAATTCTAATGATATATTAACTTCATTAGTATTTGGAATTGCAGAAACTAATAATTCATTTATGAGAACATAAGGTAATTGTCTGTTAATCGCCTCTCTTATAGTTTCTTCTATATCTTCATTTGTTGCAGATTCACTTGCTTCAAATAGTAAGAACTTTAATCGTGAACCAAACTCTGGCTGAAATACTCTTTCACCAGGAGTGGTGAGTAAAAGATTTCTAATATTAGATTTTGCTTGTTCTAATACAGTTTTGGTTTGATTAAAGAATCCCTCTTGACTTCTACCTAATGGAAATCTAATCCCTACATATAAGTCATCATTTCTATCTATCTCTCTTACACTTGCCATCTATTGTTAAGGTCTAAAATTATTGCCCTCACCTTTTTTCTTTTTACTAATTGCTTTCATTAAACCTGAGTAATCACGAGTTAATGCATTTTGAACATCTTCTGGAACTTGGTCAACTGAAACACCTGCTTTCTTGATTGAATCAACTGCTGCCATTTCTCTTGCTTTTTCTTTATTCTGTCCACGACCTAAATCACCATATCCCAAGACATCTGCCATATTATCACTTCCTAATACTCCACCGCCTAATGATGGATATTCGTCAGTTTGACCTGAACCTAATGGATTTGTATTATTTAATACTTCGTTTAACGCTTTGTTTTTTGAGTATTGTTTTTTAGGTTTTTTCTTAATTACCTTTTTGGGTTTAGGTTTAGAAATTGTTTCTGATAAACTAATTTCTTTTTCTTCATTAATAAATATCTCAGTCATCTGTTTTTTAACTTCCTTACGGACAACTAATTCTATTATTTTTATTAACTCTTTTTTCTTCATTACCACTCCTATTGTGTTTCTACTTTTTTACTTAAGATTGTATTTAATCTTCCTTTAATGGAACCTACCTCTATTGATAATTTTGTTCCTCTTTCTACTAAATTCTTCGGATTTAAACCTGCTCCAAATGATACTAACGATTGTGATAAATCGTCTAATAAACCTTTTAGTGTATTACCTAATACTACTGGCTGTCGTGAACCACCTCCGTGTAGTTTCACCTTTCCGTCATCTGCAATTACTTCATTATTATTTTTTGCTCTTGTAATAATATTCTTTTCTGCTCTTGCTTCTATACTTTCTTCTTCGGCAAGTGCTTTAATATTTTTCTTAGCTTTAATTCGTATATCTTTTTCTAATGTAGTAATATCTATATTTTCAGTAATAGCTTTTACATCAACATTTTTCTCACCTTGTAAATAAACTCCGTCCAATAAAGAACCAACTAAAAAATTATTATTAGAAAATAATGTTGCATTACTTTTTGCATTTATAACTACTCTGTGTGAATCAAAAATAATGTGGGGTTTCGTTGTAGTTATATCATCTTTTAGTTCGTTAGAAAATTTATCTAACATAACATTACTTGGTTCTTGATACCAATCTTCAAAATCTATTTCTTCATTTGAAGTAATTTCTATTGAAGAACTTATTGCACTTAAATAAATATTAGGTGAGTCTTTAAAGTCTTCTCTAACTTCTCTTAAATCTCCTGAATCATCTAAATCATTATATTGATTACTACCTAATTGTATATAGTTTCCAAACCTACCTTGTATAAAAGTATCGCCCTCGTTGGGTTGTATTTTATAATGTTGATTATCTCTAAAGTAATCACCTCTCACATCTTGTGCTTTTTGAAACCCATCCATATCACTAAGATTAAAATCAGAAGTATTTAGTTTAGCTAATGGGTCTACAATACTTCCACCTGCTTTTGCTCTAACAAGTGATTGTGGTAAATAAAATCTTTCACCAAAAAATTCAAAACCAAGAACTATATCTCCTGGCAAAGGCATTTGTATAATGTTTGCACCTATCGGTCTAAACTCGCTCAGTCTACCAATAGATAAATCTTGTTCAGAGTAAACATATCTACCAAGAATTCTACCATAGTCAATTGATTCATTTTCATCTTTTAAAATTTCAACTACCTCTAATGGTTCTATTTGGTGAAACACTTCTCGTTGAAGCATTTGTTTTAGTTTAACTCGTAAGTTATCTTCTGTGACTAATCTATTTGATAATGGATTAGTTTCACTTGTTCCCTTTTTTAGAGAATCGAAAAATGCCATTTAATTTTCCTTACTGATAGAACTTTCTATTTCGTCTTTTTTGATTTGTAACTCTTGAACATCAGATTCTATTGCGCTCATCAGTTGTTCTTTTTCTGCTTCTGATAAACCGAACTCACCTTCATCTGCTGTTATTCGTTTTTCAGCTGCTGTAATTCTTTGAACGATTGTTGCTAACTTAACAAGTTGCTCGTCGTTCTTAACATTGATTTCTAAATACTCTTTTAGCATAGGGATAATTTGAACGGCTGTATCTCCGTCCTTGATA